GATGGCATATCCGCCAGATGTCTTGTTATAGACCAAGAATGCCCTGCTGGTTGCAGGAGCAATAATGTTTCTTGCCGCAGTTCTTGAACCTGTGCAGTTTAGGATGTAATACTGCGCTGTGGTTGAGTTACTTCCGGTCGTGGCAAATGATGTTGAATTCGATCCGTTTAAGGTACTGAGCGTGATGTCAGAATCTTGTGTGATGTTGTTGGTTCCAGCAATGGCAATGTCAACAATAGATGTAAAACCATTGTTTACGTCATCGCCCCAAACCCCGGATTCTTGACCCGTGACAGGTTGAGCAAGACCTAATAATGTTGTGTTATTGATTGACATAATTTCCTCATTGTGTTGGTATCAAAGACCAAGTTGCTCCTGTGGAATCAGTGATATTCTGCCATGAAGTTGTGGTGTTGTCATTAATTAAACTCCAGTAGTAAATACCCATATTCCCTGCTGTTGCAGATGCTACATTGCCAGTCAACGTAGCCCCTCTGCCAAACATTGTTACCGTTCCTGCCGTACCCGTTGCTCCAACTCCTGTCAAAGCAATTGTTAGGTTATAGCCTATTGCACCAAGCGTTCCTTGCGCTGTATCCCCACCAAGAGGTACAGATACTGCCCCAACCAAACCTGCGGCATTATTGCCTGTCAGGCCAATCTGTGGGTTGGCTTTAACAGATCCAACAGCACCTGTAGCTCCTACCCCAGTCAAAGCCAAGGTCAGGTTATAAGAAACGGTTCCTACGCTTCCAGAAGCATAGTTACCAATTTCCTGCTCTGACCCGCTTGCGGTTGGAGTTCCTACAAAACCAGATGCATAAACACCTGTCAGAGATAGGCTTGGCGTTCCCGTGACACTGCCAACAAATCCACTGGCTAGAACACCGGTTAAAGCCTTGGTATCACTGACTACAACAGACCCTGCAAAACCACTAGCGCCTACGCCAGATAGGGCTATAGAGATATTGACAGACTGGGTTCCAACTGAGCCTGATGCGTTTACACCAGAAAGAGTGACCGTTACATTACCGGCTACAGTTCCCGTTGTACCTGCTGCGTTTACACCAGCAATTGTTGGGTTGTCAGTATCACTGACCGTCCCAACAAGACCAGAGGCTCCAACCCCGGTTAGGGCAATTGTCAGATTGGGGGTGACAGTGCCTGCATTACCTGCTGCATTGTCGCCCGTGATGATGGTTAACCCATACCCCCACGGGCCAGCCCCCCAAGTGCCACTGCCCCATCCTGCCATAAATCACCTATTAGGTGGTAGACAAGCGCAATAAAGCTGTACTTGTTGTGTTGGAAGGCATTGTCAGTGTAAACGTACCTGCGGTGATGGTCTGAGCACCAAACGTATGTACGCTCACAGCTTTGTTAGACTGCGTTGAGTTGTACAACAAAACAGTGTCAAAAGCTGTAGAAATGGTAACTGTGGAATACACAATTGAGGCTGATGGAGTCCAATATCCCACACCAGCAGTTGCAGAACTGTTGGTAGAAGTTGGGTTGGTTGCATTGGTTACAGACACACCACCTGCGGTGTAGTTTGTTCCACTTACCTCGCCAGTTGATGTATAAGCCGTAGTGGCTGCGTTGATCGTTGCAGTTGTGTAGTACAAAGCTGCTTTAAACGTATCAGCGGTGTTGGCTGTGTGTGCAGGATTAGATGAGCTAAAGTTGTGAGTTGCGCTTAACAACTCGCCCAAGAAAGAAGTGCACATTGATTGGGTATTTGCCATGATGTTTCCTTTAGCCCATTGAGGCTGCTATTAAATCCATGAAGGGAGAGGTTTTAAGGGTAACGTGAGCAGATCTGTGGACAAGTTCATCATCCAACCAATATTCAACCCATGTTGTTAACTCGATGTCGTTATCGATGGTGCCTTCTTTTTTTACGAGAAGAGAATCGTCCATGTCACCTTTAGTAGTAGTAACAATCAATTTGAACTCCTGATTAATGCTGTAGTTGGGGTATTTGCAGGCATTGTAATTGTAAAGTTCGCCATTGTCTTGCTTGATCCGAAATCAATGACGCAGATTGATCTGTTGGACTTACTACTGTTGTATAACAAAGCGCACCGGGCGGTGAGAAGAGAATTAGGCCAGACAACATTATTAAAATTAACATAGGCCGTGTAGTTCCCATCATTTGAGACCGTTGCCCCCGTCACCTGAATACCACCTGCCGTGTAACCGGTTCCGGTGATTTCATTGGTTGGCGTGTAAACAGTGGTTGTGTTGTTGATGTTGGCGTTTCCGGTATACAAAGACATATACAGGGTATCCACCAAAAGGTTGTGGATGCCTTCGTACAGCTCCGTTTTGAAGCTTGTGGTTTGTGTTTGAATAATACTCATACGACAGGCACCCTAACTTGACCATCTCTGTATGCATCCATACGGAGTTTGCCATCACCCAAGTTCTTGAGAAGAGCCATTGCTGCTGCGTATCTCTCTTGATACAACTTGAGCATAACGCCTTGTTCATCACCACCTTTGACATAGGTAATGGCTTCCATCAATGTAGCATTGAGCAGGGCTGAGTCAAAGTTATCCCCAAGCCATGTTTCGCCATATTGATTATTGATGCCAGTAACCTGACAAGTAAAGGAATTCCCGCTATCAAACGTGGCGGTGAGGGAATCCCCAACCACGTAATAACATCCGCCATCAACCAGCGTGACTGAGTTTACAACCCCACCTGCCACAACAATATTGGCTGAAGCACTATTACCAGTGCCGCCAGTAAGAGGAACATTGTAGTAAGTACCATTTGTATATCCTCCGCCCGGATTGGTGATGGAAACTGAAGCAATCGCAGCTTGAATGATTGAAACAGGGTAATAGTAATAATGGAGTTCTGTGGTGTAAGCTTGATCTGGCGTTGGGCCAAGAATCAAGGTTAACAAATTGGTATTAGAGGAAGAAGGCCCAAAGATCGCATAATGAGCCGGTTCGGCATAGTAACCTGAAGAAGGATATGCCTCTCTAATAAAGTTCACATCTTTGTTTAAAAGATACGTGTATTGCCCATTACTGATCACGGCATATGAATATACCGATAGAAAATCACTGGGCAATGTAATGTATTGGCTTTGGGCAACAACAGGCCCTGTCACATTCTTACGCAAAGAGGGCAACTGCACCGTGTTATAGATGCGTTGCTCCGCCTGCTGAATCATGCGATTCAGATCTACAGTGGGAAAGTTATTCTCAATGTAGTCGTTTACGGCTGTGACAAGGTCGCTGTAATACATTATGCTAAAGGCCCTCTAGCTATAGTGCCACGCTCTGCTGCGCCATTGCCACGGGTTTTAATGCCGGTTGATTTGATCTCATCATTGTTGCCAATGGATACGCCACCGTTCAAGGGTGTCCAGTTATGGCGAGTAGGCATCTTGACTGCCATGCCAATATCGGGATGATCGGGATTCTCTTCAATCGCACCAGCATTGAACTTTTTATCGTTCATGTGATGGGGAGGAGCGTACTCCTCGGCAGATCCATTGAATTTGCCGGAAGCCTTGTGGATAGCTGGGCTATCTTTTTTGGTTGCAGGTATTTGTTTAGCCATTATCCACCCCTTGAAGAGCCACGTTGGTTCATGGCTCTAGCCACGTTTCTACCATAAGCTTTCATGGAATCGCCAGAAACACCAGCAAGCCCACCTTTTTTCAACTTGCTGAGATTCGTCTTTTTGTTCTCATGCAATTGTTTGTCATGCATACTGAAAGCCTTTTTGATCAGCTTCTTGTCTTCTGCGATGTCATCATGTTTAGCCATTTTTAACTCCCTGTAATTGTTACTGTACCAACCGCCGTTATTGCCACCAAATAGTTAGGAGTTAACCCAACATCGTTTGCTGATGCTCCGCCAACAGGGTTCCATCCCCACTGCGTATCTCTTGATCCACCCGATTGGACACCCTGTCCTTGTTGAGTGTAATCATTAGGATTGACAGAATCAACCAGCAATCCGTTCTGACCTGATGTGTAATACGACAAATCTGGCCTTGGCTGTCTAACTGCTTGAGGATCATCCACAGGATACATACCCAATTGCAGTTGAGGCTGATCAGGATCCCAGCATTCAGGACAAACTTTCAGTTGGTAAAGTTTAGTCTTAATGACCTCAAACTTCAACTCTTTTAGCTTGTACCTCTGCCCACATCTGTCGCATTCGGCAATCGAATACTTACCAGATGAAAACCGATTGCCCATTACACA